CAGTTCCAGAGCTTTCTCCATCGCCTCCTCATAGGTCTCTGCCTCTATATCGAACTCCCTTTTGCTAGCTAACTGGTAGACATGGACATGCACCAATTTCTTCTTTGACATTTTACTCTCCTCGTAAAACTGCCTTCTCATGTTAAACAAATCATCATGCAAAACCATTACTCATCCTCCGCTCTCTTTGTCAAAACCTCCACACTAAAAATATCCTCTTGCCCGGGTATCTCCTTTGTCAGAAAATACCTCTTACATTCTTTGCATCTTCGGTATCTACGATATGGCTCACCGGGAAATGTCTGGATCACTTTAGACCTAGTAGAACCACAACTCGGGCAGCGAGGTCCTTCATTGACCCATCTAGTCCTTCTTATAGACTTTGTCCAATCCTTTCTTGGCAGATTGTGTAAGTCCATAAATCTTAATAAGGCTGTAGTGCTGATTATAAGCCGATCACACACCTCATTAAGGCTCATCTCCTCTAAGTAATACATTTCCACAACCATTCTTACGGGGTCTGAATACCCCTGCTTTCTAGCAATAGCATCCCAATCTACTGGAGTACTCATTTATTACCCTCCTATCTGCTTTTGTTATTCACAGACTGTCTTGCCGTTGTACCAACAGATATTTCCAGCAATACTCTCGCAAGCATCTCGCGCCACATGATATGGCGATTTTTTCTAATTGCACATTTGAGAAAAAAGAAAAGTTCTCTTATCACCAAGCCAAATTTATGTTTCGCCCCACCCCTAATAACCATGCGATTTCGTCCTTATGAGTCGTTTGTATTACGTGCTCCCTTAACAGGGAGGACGGGCTTTTTTACCTCAGCCACGAGGCAGGGGCAGGGCAATTTAACATGTCATTCATACTCTGCTATCTCCCTATACTCCTCCCATTGTCCTATCTCGTCAAGCACCGTCTCTATGATGCTATGGCCGACCTTTTCCAATAAAGCATTATTACTGAGAGCTCTTTTTAACTCTTTCCTAAGATTGCTAATTGCTACATGTGGAGTCTTTCCTATTCCTTCAATGCTTGCAATCTCCTCCCAACCAGCTACGTAGCAATCATCATTTGACTCTATATAAAACTTCATTACTTCCTCCTTTCCTTTTCCTTAATCTCTCTAACCTTCCGCTTAAACCGCCTAAGCCTCTTGAGATGTTATGCCTTTTAAATCTCCAGAATCTTTGCCAAATAATTCAATCGAACATTGCTTGCAAAGATCAGCCATTTCTCTCGTCTCTCCTTTTTAATCGATATTGTTCCCTCATAGGTCCTAAATGCCAACCATAATCACACTCAGGGCATTTCACTCGCCATCTATCAGCTCTATGCCAAAACTCGTTGCCACAAGGACACCTGATTTTGAGGAGGTTAACTCTGGGCGTCCACTTGGCGTCAATTATTTGCATTGACTAATTCCTTCTTTAATCAGTATAACGCTGCTTTTTAGGTCCGCTGAAGTTCTTCAACCTCAACCACAAAATCCATCTCGCGTTCCTCACACCTCTCTACCTCAACCATAGCCTGTCCATCAGAGTCTATTGAAACTCTAATTTTATACTCCGGTATCATCTCGCCAAGAGGAACTTTATCAAACCGATCGCATACCGCAATGTATCTGATAGCATTCCTTACGAAGGAAGTTTCCGTTTCCACTATCACACACCCCAAAGCTCGAAAAGCCTCTCTCACATCATCTGTCCTTTTTATAATCAGTTCTGTAGGAACCTCAAATCTTCCCAACTGTCTATAGTCCATATTCTCCTCCTTTCTAGTTGCCAAATCTTTCCTTCCACTTTTCTAAAATATTCATCCCAAGGACAACCTTTCCAACAACCTGTGCCCTTTGCATCCCTTTTTGAAGTCTCATTTTTCTATTTTCTGCCATCACAAATACAATGCTGGAAAGCCTTTCATCCCGCCATCAAACCATTCTTTCCAAGCCTTTGCCCAATCAGGGCGATAGTCGCTAGGATGAAGAAGGATCATATCCTTGTCACCTGCGCAATTAAATATTGGGCAGCGATGACATAGTCCTCCCTGTGTAAGTATTTCGTCATGTCCTGGACAATTCTCAGGGCATCTCTCTGGAAACTCTTGTCCACCAATAATCATTTTCCTTTCCTTCTCCTTATTCTTTTCCTCTTACTTTCATAACTCTTCACCAGCTCCACGATAGATTCCTTTCCGTTGTGCCTTACGTAATAGGCTTGATCTGCCATCTCTATCAACTGAGGCTCATGAGTAACAAGGACAAGCTGAATGCCAAGTCCTCGACTTATTTCCCGCAGCATCCTGCCAGCTCGATCCAACAGTTCTCCTTTGCCAACATACTTCATTGGCTCATCAAAAATCAACACATTCCTAGTCCTTGGTTTCTGCATGCTCCATAACACTACTCGCAAAGCAAAGGAAATAATGTCAACAATCCCCCCGCCCATGTCGTCTTTCGGAATGTATTCGACCTCTCTTTCTCTGACAAGCAGCTGACACTCCAACTTATTCCTTTTCCGTTCTAAGCCTAAAATAAATTCAAATGATCTATCAAACACAGCCCTTATAGCTGTAGTGACAAGGGTTTCTACCCGATCCTTAAATCGTTCTTGAGTAAGTTTAGCTACTTCAGAAATAACCCATCGAGCCTTAGCCAATATCTCCACCTGGTGCTTCTTTGTCTCCAGAGTCTCCTTCTTTTCAGACAAAATTCTTTCGATAAGGATTTTCTCTCCTTTCAGCCTTTCAAACCTAGTTTGTGCTATGGAAAGAGCATCCTCCATCCTACTCCTCCCCATATTTTATCTCCTCTAACTGCTGCTCCATATCATCTAATCCTTTCTCAATTTTACTCAAAAGTACCACACGACGTTTTTCCTTCACTTTAATAGAAGATTCCAACTCTTTCATCTTCTCCTCTGCCTGCACTACTCCCTCAACCCCATACTCCTTCTTTAACCTGGCAAGCAAAGCCTTTCTCTCTCCTTCCAATGAAGCTAATTTAGACTTTGCTTCCTCTAACCTCTTTCTCAAACCTACAAGCTTATTCTCCCTCATTCATAACCTCCGCTAAAACATCAATTACTTCCTGATCAATCTCATTACCTTTAATAAATGCCCAAAGATTTTCTTCGAAACTGACGTCAGACACCACTTCACTATTAACAGAGGAAATAAATTCCTCCAACATCTTATTGCTTTCTTCCTTAGTTTCGATATGCTCTCGTGACAAAACTTCTTCAGCAGGCTTATGTGGAATTTCTACCATACTTACATCTTTTTTATCAGTATCATAAACAAAGAAACAAGGTTTATGAGTGAAGTTATACTTATCTGCTGTCCTGCGCACCATAGGGCCTGTATTAACCAACCACCGCCCATGATCTTGTACCACTGCCATCCGGTGAATATCCCCACACAAAATAAGATCATAGTCTTTACGAAGAGCTAAAAACTTCTTAGCATAAATATAATCCTGCCCTGGATAAACTGCCTCCATAGAAATAGGTGCGTGGATAACGAGTACCTTGATGCAAGAATCATGCTCATCAAAATCGTTTTGAACCGGCACTTCCTGCCCGTAACTAGCTCCATATAAAGCTACATTTGGATAAATAAAGGTGTACTCCCTTGTCAATATTTCTACCAAGCCTGCCTCTGCTAGAACTCCCAAAGAAGTAGCTGCTTTTGTTTGCTCTGAATAAAGATAAGTATCATGTTGACCATACACTAAATAAATAGGGCATATCTCCTCATGCTCTCGTAAAAGTCTCATGACCTCAGGAAGCAGATACCAACTCCTGGGACGATCAAAAAAATCCCCAGCCTGCAAAACAACTGCTTCGTTGTCCTCTGCCCAATTAAGAACAAACTCAAGTTTTTCCATTTGAGTTTGTCTTACATCATCTAATCTAGCAGTGGGGCTCTGCCATGATAAGTGTAAATCGGACAATAGAACTAATTTCATTTTTACTTTCCCTTTCCTTTTCCTAATGTTTCAATGCCCAACAGCTAAACCGAAACTTCATTCCATAACCTCCAAAAGATCCCCAATTCTGTCTCTAGATATATCTGAAAAGCAGAAAGGACACTTGCCTAACTCCTGCAGCACCTTTATATACTCCTCTTTGATTTCTTCACACTTTTGGCTAGCTTCAGATAAATTCCATTCCAAGTCATCCAGCAACCCAAGCTCATCTTTGAATCTTTTACTCTCTTTCAACCTTAGCTCTAAATCCTCTAGTTCCCTCAAATTAGCTCCCGCCTCAGAAACAATACCAGCAGACTGTGCTATTATCCCATCAAGCAAAGCTAACCTGCTGAGTTGCGCCTTAAGATCCTTATACTGACAAACTTCTTCCTCAATTGCTACTGCTTCATCAAACAAACCCTCTATCTCGGCTAAACCCTCAAGAACTTCTATACACTGCTCAACCTCTTTAAAAGAGCTTTTCAGCTCTTCTAACTCATCATGCTGAGCTTGAAGAAATACAATCTGCTCATCTAAACTAGCACACCGATCTATCAAAGACTCTAACTGATCCAGCCCTTCATATTTCTTCAGCTTATTTCCTAGTTTAGCCGCCTCGTCAGACAACAACTCTACTTCATGATTAATTCTATTGATTCTAGAAGTAAGTTGTCTCGTCCACTCATCTACTTTTTCTAATCGAGTAATCCTGTTGATAGTCCTAGCAATCTCTCCTGGACTAGACAAGACAAGGAAGGGTTCCTCTAACTGAGATTGAACATTAATATCAGAAAGATTAATAGCCTGCTCAACAGCATCAGGCACTTTATCTGAGAAACCCTTGAATTCCTGTGCAGACAAGTGACTATCAAGACTGTAAACAGCTCCTTTTTCTGTCTTTTCCAAAGCAACAGTTGTTCCATCCTGTAGTGTCAAAGAAACTTTGGTCGGCAGCTTGCCTGCAAAATAAGAGTGAAACCTAAACCCCCGTGGCCTGTTACTAATGACCCACTGTAAAGCTCTCAAAATAGCTGTCTTACCTGCCTGACTCCGACCAGTAATAACATTGACTCCTGGGCAAAAGTCAATTGTGGTATCTCGATGGGACTGGAAGTTATGTATAGTCAGCTTCTTGAACATTATTTGCTCCTAAGATCAATCAATGCCTTTCTTATCTCCCAAAGAGATTCAACTATCTGCTCTCCTTGGTTGTTTCTTTCCTTCCAAAAAGCGACCAGTTCCTCATGACCATCTCTATAATTCTTCTTCACGGCAAATTGACCGATAATGAAGGCAAGAACTAGACCTGTAAGGATACCCAATAAAAAGAAAATTAGTGTCATCATGCTTCCTCCTTATCAATTAAGTTAGTTTTTGCAAATTAGACCACAAAGTAGTTATTTTTGTAAAAATTAGCAAATAATATTGTCTGCTTTTTCCCTATTTCATTGAGAGCTTTCCATCTACTAATTTCGTTTTTAATATCTTCTATCAATTTTTCGTTAAAGGCCCACTTATCTATTCTACCAGCTCTTACCTCTTGAAGCACTCTAAATCTCAAAACCCTAAGATAACACATACAACAAAGATCGAAGGTTTCCCCAACATCTTACATTGATCCTACTGCATCCATCTTTCTATCATGTGGAAGCCAAACTTTTTCAACTCCCTTCTTTGTTTGACAAATATCACAAACTGTTATTTGTATCTCTCACCCCTCCATTAAGTTAAATTCCGTCAAACCTCTGCCCCGTTGCTTCAGCTATTATCTTCAACACCTCTTCCTGCATCCCAATTGTCATTCGTATATCCCCCAATCCTAAATGTAACCTGTTATTAAATCGACAATTTTCAAAATACTTCTTTATAGTTACCAATAAATTACCCGAATCAACTTCATCTTCTAACAAACACCAATCTGGTACATCGGCAGCAGTTTTAATATAATGTTTACTATGCTTACACCAAGGGTATAATACATCATCTGAGATAACTATTTCCCCCAGCTTTTCTTTAGGTGGAACAAAATGCGGACACTCAACGCATTGTCTAATTACAATCTTTTTCATTTTCCCTATCCGTTCTATATCTTCAGTTCATTCACAAATCAAAACAACTTTATCTCTAGTCAAAGAATCTCTAATCAAATCATACTTATCTACAATTTTACTAATTGGAAAGTCTGCTTCAGTTAGTTCAGGAATTCTAACATAAATATCATATTCCTAGTCAACAGCTTCTAAGACTGCTACTAAATCAGATACTTTCCTTATTTCTTTATCCATCCGTCACTCCCCTTTTTAACCATCACTTTCCTTATATACAAATTCATTCATTTTCCCATCACCCTCCCTAATAAAACAGTGACAAACTCTGGAGTTATCCAATTAAAGAAATCGTCTATGCCTGCAAGAATCAACTTCTCAAACAGGAGCGAAGTATTTGTTTCAATTGTCGATATAAGGGGAGGTCCACAATAGTCAACTATCTCATTCCAGCCGCTCTTATACATACAGACCACTGGATTGTGGTAGTCTCTCTTAAATATCAGCATTGGCCTCCGTCCTGAAATGTCCGCATCTGTACTGGCCTGCTTCCAAAACTGAATGAGAACTTTACTTTCCAGCCCTCCCTTGCCATCAATAATATCCAGCACATCCCAAGGTATGTTTTTAACCCGCTTACCTTTCTTCGTCTTAGAGTAACCCGTCTTCAGTTCGATGTTATATACTGAAACCAAAGGAGCCCCTACTGGATCAACAGCCACAATGTCCCCCAATTGATGTCTAGCATCAGGAGACTTACTAGTAGCACGGGTTCGGTTTCTCCAGAACACGTCATCCCTCTCTCCGCCTGTCCACCAAAGTGATAAATATCGACACATTTCGCGCTCAAATCCCCCACCTTTACTCATTAGATCAAGCCCTCCTTAATAGCAAACCATTCAGCTCCCACATAATCAACCATTCTCAGCTCCTCCTCTACCTCGATTTAAAGAAAACAATTCAACCCATTTCTCAAATCTATCCTCTTTAAGAAAAGACCCAAACCCATACTTACTAAACACATCTATAAAATCCAATGTCCATAACATTTCCCATTTTAGCCGATCAATGCCAATTGGCACTCTACCAGCAAAAGGCAAAGTTACGAGCCGCCTGTTGGTTCTAATTATGTCTTTAGACTGCTCAATCTTGTCATACTTCTTGCCTTTAGTTAGATTATTGGTAACATACTTAATAGCAGTAACCTCTCCAACACCATCAACTCCTTCAACACCATCGGTAGCACAGCCAGCTATAGCTTTGACCTCTGCCCATCTATAAGGCTCTATACTCCATTTGGACATGAATTCAGAATAGTCCCATAACTTATTGCTGCGAGGGCTGTAAATTTTAACAAATGTCGAGCCTTTGCGCCCTTTATCAATCAATTGCCACAAATCATTATCAGAGCTCACCACAATATACTTATCAGGCAACCGCTGGACAATATAAGCAATAAGATCGTCGGCTTCGTATCCTGTCCGTCTGAACACATTCTTAAAACCCATAGACGGCAGAATCACAGAATACAATTCGTCAAACTGTTGATAAACAATCTTCAGATTCCGTTGTTCTTCAAAGGTCAGATCTCTCCTACGATTCTCCTTATATGCAGGATAAATCATTTTGCGAAATGATCTGCGAGAGTCCCAACAGAAAATGAATTTGTTTGTCTTAAACTTCTCCGCCAGTTTGTATATCTGGCCTAAGAACCCAAAGACAACCCCTGTCGGGACAGCTTGATAGGACAAACCTCCTGTTGTATATGCCGCTGCAAACCCCAGGTTGTTACAGTCAACAACTAGCTTAATCATCTGCTCCTCAACCTCGGAGATTTATTCTGCTCCTTCAAATCTTCAGCAATAGTTTCTACCTTATCAATAACTTCCTCAAGAACCTTCAGCCAGGCATCTCCAAACGCAGAGTCAAGGTCTTCGCCTTCCTGCAAATCTGCTTCTAAACCAGCTTGGAACCTAATACTCTCATAATTGCCAAGATTGACTGTTCTGCTAACTTCAACTGATATTCGTTTAACTATCATTCTTCCTCCTTATAACTTTTTGTGTGGCTAGGGCCAGGATTCGAACCTGGATGCCGTTGGCCATGACATTTTAAGGCTGACAGATTTTTCACTGCCACGGGACATGCCCTTGCTCCCTTCGCCTTGCGTCTACCAATTCCGCCACCCTAGCCATATTACCACCTCTCTTTTGGTTTGCGTTCAATACGGAAAGCATCCTCAATCTCCTCCCACAAATCTATAACCTGCTCCCTTAACTGCTTCTGGTATCCCTGCTCCTCAATATAATGAATAGCAGCATCCATAGAAACAAAACTCTTATCAATGCATTCATACTTTGTAGCTCCAGCCATATCCTTTAGCCACTGTAGATTCCCTCTTATGTCATCAATCCCTACTCCGAACACAATATAAATAGGAACCCTTCTGAAAGGATCATCTACCGTTGACTTGACTATATAACACTCAGATTGAATACCGATTGCCTTCTCAACACGTTTCTTCTTTGGACCAACAGATTTCGCTTTAACGATCTTGCCCTTCTGGGCCACCCTTATCCTCAGGGAGGAATAGAAAGGGATGCCTTTCCCTCCTGGAGTTACCTCTCCCTTATCCCCTTCCCGCACTTGATTAGTACAAACAATAAGCCAATTGTTATTGGCTATAATTCGACAAGTTTTCCTCAGGCCCTCACTGAACTCCTTAGCCCGCCTCATGCCCATCTTGTCCCTGTCCTCCATCTCCATTTCAGTGGACAAGGCTGCTAAGGAATCGGTAGCTATAACATTTATAGCTTCTGTAGGTTCGGGCTCCCATTTCCACATTTCATCGAACACTTGGGTCACTGTATCAGGACGAGCATAATCTTCTTCCTGCAATGACAACCCATAAATCCTGCAGTACTCTTGGTCGAGACGGGCTTCAGGATCAAGGAATTTCACTTGTCCTCCTTTATATTGGGCCGAAGCGCAAATCTCAGCCAACACAGCAGTCTTCCCTGATCCTGAAGGTCCGAATATCTCAACAATAATCCCTCCTGGGATTCCCCCGCCCCTACGCCTCTTCCCTGAGATAGCAAGATCAAGAAGAGTAGATCCTGTGGACACTACCTTCTCCATGTCAGGAGGTTCAACAATCTTCTCAACAGGAGACTCAGTAATCTCTTTAACTTGCTTAGCCAACCTTTTCGGAGAATTTTTCCGTAACAGCTTTCCCATCTCTTCTACCCTTCTTAGTCTTCCGATATACTGCCCTCAGCCCTACATTCCTAATAGCTCCAGTATTCAAATCCCTCACATATCGCTTTGTTCTCAACGAATGGTCTCCGTACACCTGCTTCCTCAAGGTTTTAGCCACCTTGCCTCTCATTTCCTACGCCTCCTAGAAGCACGTGCTTTCTGTTTTTCCTTTTCCCTACGATCATACTCCTCAACACACTGCTCCCAAACCTCACACTCTTCACAGTGCTCTAGCTCATCAGTATCAACGCCAAAAACTCCACCGCCAGGACATTCTTCCTCATCACTGTTTTCAGGCTCTTGATCCTGCTCTTCTTCCACTTCAGGCTCGGGCTTAGAAATCTTCCTGCCCCTAACTCGTCTGGGTTTCTCCTCCGCAGGTTCTTCCTCTTCTGGTTCTTCTTCACCAATAAGTTCCTGCTCTTCTTCCAACTCACCAGGTTCTTCCTCCGGAGCACTTCCTTCACCCCAGTAAGCATCATAAACCTCTTCATAAGTAGGAATATAAATTAGCTCATCCAGAACCCAAGCCGCTTCGAGCAACTCATCAGGTATCTCATAGTCCCTTTCCACAAACCTGTGACCGAGATACTGGGTGTTCCGAGCACCAGAACCTTGTCTAGTAAAAGCTATGGACTTCCCTTCGTCTGGATCTGCAAAAGGCACAAAGCCTACCTCTTTCCCTCCACGACGATGAGAACCTACACTAGGTCCTTTAGCCAGCTCGACAAACAACCTTTCAGCAAACCACCAAGCCACCTCCCAGACCTGAATGCCCTTGTCTTCTTCCTCAGCAGAATCATAACATATAACATTATAAACAGCCCTTCGTTTGGGATAGAGTGCCTTCCAGACTTCATCATCTGCGCCTTCAGCCCTTAACTGCCTCCTATGCTCACAGATCGGACAAGGCTTACCATAGTTCTCAGCCAAACAAACAAAATCCTGACCTTCGGCCGGGCCTACTCCTTGATGCACTCTTAACTCAAGTACATAAGTGGGGTCGCCTTCTTTTGTCAGAGGATCATTAGGTCCAGCAATGTATGGCACCACATCAATCAAATGCTCCCCTTCACCACATTTCCAGAAAAGGACTCCTTCTGGGAGATCCTCCCTAAAAATTCCCCGACGGAAACTGCCCCTGTTTTTATAACTTTCCTCGACTCGCCTGCGCAGGCCTTCCTTCATGTCCCTAATACTTTTCCTCTTTTGCCTACCTTTTCTCATTACCTTCCTCCTTTCCAAACTCTTTCTTAATTTCATAATACGACCTAAACAATGCTGCTCCAATAATCCTGAACAACAGATAAACACCAAACAACCCCAAGAAAGAACCTATAACCCAAAATAACCCTTTCATCGGTTCAACCTCTTGCTCCTTTTAAGTCCTTGTTTCAAAGAAGCTTTCGTCCTTTCCATTGATTTTTCCTTCGCTTCCTTTGGTATGTTTGGCTCAGCATAATAACCTGACACCATAAGCTGCGTTATACCTTCCAAAGCCTTTTTCTTATGAGCCATAGCCTCCTTTGCTCCAGCCAATATGTTCATGTTTTTAGTTGTTTCAACAAAGTTCTTATATACCTCCCTGTATCTGTCCTGTTGAAGGATTGTATTAGCAATAGCAGTTTCCGTGGGCTTTTTATCAAACCCGAACTTTTCCGGACTCTCTCTTATCTGAGAATCCAGTTCAGCCCTCGCCAGATCAAGAAGCTCCTTGGCCCTATCCCGCTCCAGCACTGCCTGAGCATGAGCCTCGGCCCACTTCATATAGAGCTGGGCTTGTCGTTCCCACTCATAATCAAGGTTATATTTATCAATCCTAAGATCATCTTCGTAATTCGACATCTGGTCCTCCTTCATCTGGCAGTGAGATTTTTTCACCTTTCAATGTCTCCAATACCTCATAAGGGTTCGGTCCTTGGCTTAGAGTTTCCTCCTTTAGTGAATCTTGTTTCAAAAAATTACAAGGGCGTAATTCATCATCCGCTGCTTCCTCTCCCTTATAAGTAAAAGTTATGTTGTTAAGAGCCAACGCCTCGACTAACTCAGATGCCTGCATCACCTTCAAGGAATCCCACCGGAATGTTGCAATATTTCCTCCTGCAGCCTGAATACAAACTAGCAACTCTGATAGCGTCCCTAAAAACTTCTCCAATTTTGCATCCATAACATACCCCCTCCTCTCACTTATATTATAACCTATTTTTAAATAAACACAAAGACGACATTCGTATTAATTGCTTTAATAAAAATAAATCCTCATTGTTTCATAAACCTCCTAAGCAACTTTCTCTCTACAACTAAAGAAATATCAAAAGACAAATATGGAGCTATCCTACTCGGTAATGTATCATCAAAAAAATGTATATCGTGCAAAATTGATAATATTTTTTTGTTTACTTTATTTTTCCCCCCACTAAAAAATACGCTTCTATTCGATAATTTATCGCAAATAATGTTAGCTGTTTTTTCGCCAATTCCTTTAATACAAACCAAAGGCATAAATATTTTATCGTCAACAATGCTCCAAAAAAGAGAATTACATGCTCCAATCTTTGGCAAAGAAATATCAAATCCAAGCCTAAAAACTTCCTCAAACAATTCGTTTTTATTTGCATTAGTGGCAAAAGTTAACAAAGCGCACATAAACTCTAGTGGATAATAAACCTTCAACCACATTCCATAATAACTCAAAAAAGTATACGCAAATGCATGAGATTTATTAAAAGCATATCCACCCCATTTCTTTATTTTCTCCCATAAATCATAAGTCTTTTCTTTAGAAATTCCATTATCAATACAACCTCTAATAAATAACTCTTTAAAATCATTTTCTAATTTAGAAAAATCTTGTTTATCAAGCATTTTTCTAATTTTATCGCAATCTGATAAAGGCAAGTTAGATAAAGCATGAATAGATTGCATAATTTGCTCTTGAAAAATAATAATACCAAAAGTACTCTTTAAAATTTTTTCCAAATATGGATGATCATACTTAATTTCTTTCCTACCTTTCTTCCTTTTAATAAACTCATCAACTAATCCAGATTGTAAAGGGGCAGGTCTATATAATGCAGTTAAAGTTGCCAATAAATCAAAATTATCAACCTTAATTCTTTTTACCAATTCACTAAGACCTTTGGTTCCAAACTGAAAAATACCAACACAATTACCTTTGCTAAATTCACGATAAATTTTTGGATCGTCTAAAGGAATATCTTCAAACCTAATCTCAATATTATGTCTTTCTTTTATTAAATCAAAAGCATAGTGAAAAACAGATAAAGTGCTAAGGCCCAATACATCTAGCTTCAACATCCCCATAAACTCAGCGTCTTTCTTATCCCAATTACATACAAAATGATTTCCTCTCTTTACTAAATAAGTTTTACTACCACCAGAAAACGGTTCGTCGCTAATAATTAAACCAGCAGCGTGCTGTCCAGCTCCTCTTATTTGCCCCTCAAGTGCAATAGCAATATCAGAAACATCCTTATGCTTTTCATAAAAGTTTCTACCAAAATCAGAATTATCAAAAACATCCTTTAAAGAAGCAAAAGTATCAATTGACTTCGTAACATTGTTTAATTCATTAAAATCTATATCAAAAACTCTGCCAACATCCTTCAAAACCATCCTACTTTTCATCCGCATAAAAGTAGAAATATTTGCTACGTTCTCGTTACCATACTTTTCCTCTAAATGTCTTCTTGCTTTTTCGCGATATCTATCTTCAATATCAATATCTATATCTGGCAAATCAACTCTATCCTCACTTATAAATCTTTCAAACAACAAATCAAATTTTATAGGATCAACTAATGTAATGCCTATCAAATAAGCAACTAAGCATCCATTAACACTACCTCTACCTGGCCCAACAAAAATGTTATTCTTTTTACACCAATTAACCAACTCCCAAACAATAAGAAAATACTTAACAAAACCAAGCTTCTTTATGAGAGAAAACTCTCTCTTTGCTCTATTTATATACATCTCAATATCACAAACAAAATTTTTTCTTTTCTTCATTATTCCATCTTTTATAAGTTTCCATAAAAAAACATCAGGTGGTATATCTTCGCGTAATATATCTGGTAAAGAAACCTCCATTTTAGAAAGAGAACAATTGCATTTATCAGCAACAATTAAAGTATTTCTAATTGCACTAGAAAAAAATGAATAGTCAATGTCAATCTGACCAGATATTTCTTTTTTAAAGAAGGAAATAAGTTCATTAACTGGCCTCAAATACAAGTCCTTTACAGTAAATTTAAATCTATCTTTATCGTTCCATTTAGCTTTACGTTGTATAGCTAATAAAACTTCTTGCGCAAGAGAATCCTCTTTATTCACATAATGGCAATCACAAGAAACAATACTCTTTACATTAAATTGTTTTGCCAATTTAAAATTACGACAAATTTGTTCAACGCCACCATCCACTTCAAAAAAAGAAGGCATAATTTCAAAATAAAAATCATCCTTATTGTGTTCAATTATTCTCTTAAAAAAATCAATACCTCCTTCCAAATTTAAAAAACTCAAAGGACAAGCAGACAATATAATTACATCAGTAAGTTGTGACAAAAGAGTTTTATAATCTATTCGTGGTCGATAAAAATAACCATCAATATTTGCAATATTTAATAATTTCATTATATTAGAAAATCCTCTTCTATTTTTAGCCAATAAAACAATATGCCCTCTTTTTTCTCCTTTTTCTTTTATGTTAAGATCCGGAACTATATAAAACTCACAACCAAAAATTGGTTTAATGTCAAAATTATCACATGCTTGTTGCCATTTAACTGCACCATCAACATTCCCATGATCTGTAATAGCAATAGCCTTAAACCCTAACTCTTTTGCTCTACTAACATATTGTTGAGCAGAACCAATTCCATCTAAAAGAGAAAACTCAGTATGCACATGTAAATGCACAAAAGCTTCATTTTTCATATAAATAAACCCCTTTATTTACTATTTTATATTCAATATTTTTCAAATCAAATAACTCTTTTGAAAATTCACTAGTATGATAATCATACAAACTAACAATTTTAGAAATTCCAGAAGAAATAATCAATTTTGCGCAATCATAGCAAGGAAATAATTTTACGTATAGAATACAACCTTTAGTTGAAACGCCTCTCTTTGCTGCCTGAGCAATTGCATTCACTTCAGCATGAACAGTTCGTTTACAATGAGTCGTTTTCTTACCATCAATATCTATTGATGAAAACAAAAAATGTCCTATTTCATTGCATTCAGGCAATCCAGGAGGAGCACCAACATATCCTGTTGAAACTACTTGATTATCATTATCTACAATCAATGCAGCATTATACCCTCTATCACAACTAGCTCGTGACCCAATAACTTGCAAAAAACTCAAAAAATATTCTTCCCAGCTAGGCTTTTTAACAACATCCAAAATAAGAGAAGATAAATCTGGTTTTTTCCATCCTTTGGGCTTGACTATGTCGTAAGCACTGTTCCTTTTCGACTCTGTTTTTGATTTAGCTTTAACTTTCATCATATTTGTTGCGTGAATAACATCCCAAGCTCTATCAAAATCAAATCCATGAAAAATAGCAGTTCCTATAGCAACGTAAACTAAATCTACAAGAGCGTCGAGAGCTCCTTCAAGATCTCCTTTGTCGCACGATTCAATATACTCATTAAGTTCTTCAAACAAAAAAGTTTTTCTAAATTCATAAAGGTCTTTTGGCAATAACCTTGGCTTATCATTATACATTATGTCAAATTTCTTAAAAAAATCAACAACATCACTAACTAATTTCGACATATACCACCTCCACAAAGTCAATACGATATACCATATTTCACATAAACATACTTTTTAAAAAACCAATTATCGTCTACAATATCCAAAGCTTTATTAACAATAGCTCCACTAAAATTAGACTTTATTGCTTTATAAAGTGATAAAATTGCAAATATTTGTTTCCAATAATTCGGTAACTCAATATTGAAAAGTTCCAGTAAAATTTCTTCTTTTTCAGCAGTTCTTATTCTTTTTTCAATATTACATAATTTTTTCAAAAAAATCATTTTATCTTCAGATTCATCAAACTCCATCTTACCCAAAGAAAAAGCATCTGTAGAAGAATCAAGCATGCTTTTTGAAATATCGTACCATTTTTCATAAATATGTAAACTATCTGCAATATGATAATACCTTCCAATTTCAATATTTAATAAACTTGCTACAATTTCTTGAAACATAGTAAAACAAAAAGTATCATACAAAAAACCAACAAATAAATCATTTGATCGCATATGTACAATAAGTTCTAATTTATTATTACGAATGAAAAAATGAAGATAAACCGTACAGATAGAATCTTTTGTCTTCAAATAAACATCTTTTGGTTCACGCAATAAAACAACAGCTTGCCTAGAATATCTATCTTCTTTCAAAATTGAAACAATTCTTTTTATTTGATCACCATACTTCTTAAACATTAAATATCCATATGCACTATTTAATGTTTTTTTATCGTCGCTAAATTTACAAATAGATGGAGCATAATAAGAAATAAAATCAAGGCTATTATCTGCAGATAGATACCAAAAAAATTCTCCAAAAGCATAAATAAGATCCGTCATTCGCCTCAAATTAGTAGCATATCTATAGATTGGATTTGCAATTTCTATTCTTGGACATAAGATTTCTTTACATTCTATATCTCTTGGACGAACAATTTCCCCATTTCTCATTATATATGAAGACAACCCAGTAAATGCATCATTTACTGATTCAAATATAAAATTCATTTTTCACCCTCCTAAAAAACCTAAAAGTTTGTTAACAAAACAATCAACACTTGTTTCAGGTAATTTCGTTCTCAAATTTGCTTTCTGTTTATAAACTAATTCTCGTCTTCTTTCGTTGTCAAGTAAATATAAGCATTGTATTTTATCTGCCAGATTAACGTCATCGGCTACCCACCAATCTCCATACAAATCACTTATAACAAACTCTTCAGGAATAAAAGCTGGAGTATTGCATGCAAGAGATTCAAAAAAGCGAGGAGTAATTAATCCATATTTACAATATTTTTCTTTAAGAATATGAGTAACACATATAGATCTATTTATTTCTAACATGCCATCTAAGAATTTATTGCGTTTGTTAAACGTTATAAATTTAGAATATTCTTTTACTCTCTTTTCTTGTTCTGGTCTTTCTGGCGAAAAATTAAGCCAATTGCCCCAAAATTTTATTTCTATATTGTTCTTTTTGAGAAAAGGAGCAATACTATAATAGTATTTAGTAACTCCCCAATAACGTTCATAATTACTGCCAATATATACATATTGAGGCAAAATATTATCGCAGCAATCAAACAATTCAAGACCATAATCAGTAAAATATAACAATGACCTAAAATTTTCTCTTGTAGGTATTATTGTTGGCTCAGTCCAAATCACAAATGAATCTAATTTTAAAATGTCATCATTATTAACCATTAAATCTGTATCCCAAATAACAATTGGGACCCTACCAGCATAATAAGATAATATTTGCCACTGTCTATCTAAATCAGGCTCATAATATTCTTTCTTATGTAATGGATGTTTAACGTCATTTTTATATGTCGACCATCGCCATTCAACAAATAAAGCGTCTAACTTAGGATAATCATCTCTAAAAATAAGAAAATCAATTGGTTTTTCTTCTCTTCTCTTTTGTAAACATATTATCTCTATTCCTCTCCTTCTCAATTCTTTTACAAATATTGGTCTTGTAAATCTCCCGCCATCCGGTGTCTCTATAACATTACTATCTTCATATTCAGAACAAAATCCCCAGTATGAAAACCCAAGCTTCATGGTTCACCCCCCCTTAAAGAAAAATACCCATCAAAATTGATCATATTAGACAAATATTTCTCCCTTTCAGTCTCATCCAGGGTGTCCCACCATATTGTTCCCGGTAAAGGTATACATTTTGATTCTTGTTTTGACTGAGCTCCTACTTCTTCAAAAAAATTCTTTGTTTCCTTAACTGCTTCCTCGGTCTCGCCAGGCACACCATAAGTAAACGTTAAATGAACATAAACGCCCCTTTTTACCAACATCTTTATTCGTTCTTTTGCTTCAATTATATCAAGTTTCTTGCCAATTGATTGTAAAACGTTTTTATTTGCTGATTCTATTCCAACATTAACGCTATATAAACCATTGTCTATCAATTTAATCCATCCATCTTCTGAAATCGTATCAATCCTACACATAGCAGACCATAATAATCCATATTTTTTTAGAATTTTTGATATTTCAATAGTTCTATCTTCATTCAAATTAAAAGTATCATCATCAAAATATATGAATATATCGTCACCATATCTATTAACAAGATATTTCACTTCATTTTCAATATTTTCAATGCTACGAAATTTGACTTTATCTCTATACATAACTCTTGGCCATTGGCAAAAAATGCAATTAAATGGACATCCTCTAGACGTTAACATTGAAATTTGAAACGGCATCATATCATGAGTTCGTTCTCTATACAACCAAATATTATCGTCTCTATATGGAAAAGGCAAATCATCTAAGTTAAACTCTCTAGACTCATAAATTCCACGAACACAACCAGAGTTAAAAAAATCAAGCAAAGAAAATTCATATTGCCCAATAAAAATCGCATAAATAGATTCTATCTTCAACAACTCTTTATAAAAAACTGATGCATGCGCGCCACCAACTAAAACCTTTATGCCAAGTGAATGTAGCTCATTTATCAAAAAAATATCATTCTCTATTGATGGAGTAGTCATTTCAAAAAATAAATAATCAGGAGCAATGCTTTTAACTTTCTCAAAAAATAAAGTATAAGTATCGCCCAATGTAATGGAATCAAGCCAATGAACGTCAATATTATTTTTCTCAAGAACTGAATACGCATAAGCAAGCCAAAATGGAAATGGCCTATAACGATTAATATAATCTTTTCTAAAATGTACAGAAAATGGCCATCTGCTTCCGCTTCTAATGCCAAACCAAAACTTTCCATGCTTATCTTTATAATACCATGGTGGGTTTGCTACAATTATTTTCTTAGCCATCTTATAATCTCCTCAATTTGATCATCAATATTTTCATTTGTAGTATTAAGCTTCAATAACTTGCATTTAGTTTGATTTGCAAACTCAAAATATGCTTTTTGTATTCGCTCTATATTTTCGAATTCAATTATTACATCAAAATAATTGCTAAAATTATCTTTATAGCACAAAATAATTTGAGCATTAATTTGTGAAAATAATTCATCAATGTTATATAACCTGGCAAAAAAATCATCATCATATTTTCTATAAAGCGAAGAATAAACAATATCAGAAGGATAAGCTCTGTCAAAAATAACAGAATATTTGGTCTGCTTCAAGAATTCGTATATATATAACTGATCAAGCCATCTATACTTAGAAATATCCTCATTATTAAAAAATTGTAATTCAGTCGTATTTTTAAAATATGGTATTTTCAATGTTGTGCTGAGTTTTTTCGATATACTTGTTTTGCCAGTGTAATCTGCTCCTTCAAATATTAATATCATCTGCATAATCTTCCCATGTCTTCTTGCTATAAATATAATATGAAGGATGTTTCATTTTTACAAAATTATTTATACCAATTTTAGGCAAAAAGTTCGCAACTTTGTTACCTAAAGCAATAATTTTCTCAGGCCTCAACAACCTCAGCTCTACAAAAATAAAATTAGCACAATAAAAATATTGATCATCATTAACTGCTTTATTGTCTTTAAATGCGCATTTCATTATATTAGTAAACCAACTGTCAATATACAATCTTTTTTTTATTAAAGCTTTTCTAAGCATTAAACTACTTGGCCCATATGACATAACCCGCTCTAATGGCCTTTTGCCATCAGCGACAGCTGGCGCCTCTCCAATAAACATATATTTCGGTTTTAAATTTCCAACGGGCATCGCCCGTCTGAAAACAATATTATCTACATTTTTACATCGCTTACATTTTCTCTTATGCCACAGTTTTTCAATTAATCGCACTACATCAATGTTATGTTTCAAATTAACAAATGCAAACGAACTAAATTTAACGAAATCAGTATCGTTTTCACCATAAATAATTACTCTTCTAAAATTTTTCAACAATAATTCGTCTTCAAATTTTCGAAATCTATTATTGCGTATTGGCGACGACAATTTACCGCCCGCGCTATTAAACAGTTTCAATAGTTTATCTTTCTCTTGTTGACTAGTATTTGTTATTCTCATTTCTTCATCAATTTATCAATATACCAAGGAATTATATTATCAAGAGCTTTATCCAAGCTTATTTTTGCTTGAAAACCTAATACTCTCCTAGCTTTACTAACATCAGGTATTCTAACTTTCACATCGCACGCCAAAGAATCAACATGCCTAATATCAGTTAAATCACTATTATTTATTTTCTTCCAAATGATTTTGGCCAAATCAATTATTCTGGTTCCTACGTTATTTGCTAGATTAAACGACTCATTTAAAGCTTTCTCGTTTTCAATAGATAAAACAATGCCTTCAGCTAAATCTTCACAAGCAGTAAAATGTCTTATTTGTTCACCATTGCCAAAAATTTCAAATGGCTGTTGTTTATAATAAGCTTTTCGAATAAAATCAGGAACAACATGACAACTGTCTTCAACAAAATCAAATTCACCAATGCCTATAGCATTAAAAGGAACAATAATTGTATATGGTAAACCATACTGTTCATATGCTCCTTGACAAAAATAATGTACTGCCAATTTCTGGAAACCATATGTAGACATCGGCGGAGAAATTATTTTCTCATCTCCCTCTTTAGAAGGAAAAGCAGTCGCTTTTTCATAAATCATTGAAGAAGAAAGAACAGTTATTTTCTTTAATTTAAAATTTTTAAATGCAAAAATAGCAGCATCAAAAGCAGAAGCTAAAATTCGCTCATTTTCTGCTAATAAATCATATGCCAATTTATGAAAGTAAAATATTCCTCCTATTTTTGCTGCAAACAACAAAAAATGATCACAATCTTCCAATAAATTAATCAATAACTTAGTATTCTTAACGTCATCATTAATAAATGTATAATCCAATTTTCTCAATCGTTGCCCATACTTAGACAAATTATCAATGCCTATAACCTCATGACCCTGATTTAATAGCTCTTCAACGACATACGAGCCAATAAAACCTTCTGATCCAGCAACTAATATTTTCATTTTCTCATCCCTCTAGGAACAGTAATTGAAAATTTCTTATTTCTTTTCACCAAAAATTCAAAAATATTATCAGAATCATAAATCTCAGAAAATAATTTCGCTATTGCATATGTGTCCTTAGGTAAACACGGGCCACCAGCACCTCTCCACTTATCCGAACAATCAAGGTAATATTTATTTGTAGAAAGTCTATGATTACATACTGTGTTTTTTATTTTTGTGTAATCAACGCCAAAATATTTACACAAATCAAAAAATTCATTAGCAAAAATAATTCTAAGCATATTAAATGTATTATGAAAATACTTCACTAGCTCTGCCTCTGTTGCAGAATAAAAACGAATTACCTTCCTTGGAAAAAAACCATGAACAGAAACAATTTTTTCAAAAAAAGCATCGTTTTTTGTTCCTATAACCAATATATCATGATTTTCGCAAAAATCACTAATTGCGCACCTCTCACGCAAAAATTCTGGACAAAACGCCAAATCAATTCCATATTTCCTTGATAATCTCTCAGTAGTCCCAGGCAAGACAGTAGACTTTATAACGAGAATTCCTTTATATTCAGCATCACAAAATTTTTTAACAACTCCTTCGACTATAGAAGTATCACACCCCTTCGCCGTCGAAGGAGTTGGAACGCAAATAAAAGCTATTTCCGTTGTTAAAACATCTTCAAATTTAACGTTTTCATATTTTATATCAAACCCAATTACATCGTGACCCAACTTACTAAAGCCGAAAGATAAAGCGGACCCAACTACACCTAATCCAATTATTCCAACCTTCATCTTATTCCTCCGCAAAAATTCTTTTATAATCAGATTTTATCCAGCTTTTATGATTCTTATATTTTTCCAACAACTCTTTGTCTTCAAGAAGTTCATTGAGAGTTAATCCAGAATTTGCTTTTTCATAAAGCATATGAGGTCTGGAACCCTTCCTAAACTTCATTTTTTTCTCACCACTTTTCTTATCCTCATTTTTACTATCTTTAGTATCAGAAACTTCTGATTTTTCATTAACTTGCTTCGTTTTTTCGTTTTCAATTTCTTCCATATCTACTAATGCGTTATAAACTTCAACTACGATATCGGGAAGTTCGTCCTCCTTCTCTTCAGGAATCAATTCAACAGCTTCCATAAATCGTTGTTTCAGAACATCAAATCTCTGTATCGGGTTAAGTTTTTTGTCAAGAATACCTTGCCAAACCTTCGACTGGTTAAACTCCTTCACCGCCTCCCTCAATACATTAAGATCAACTTTTTTCAATTCTTCCATCTTCAAGCCCTCCTTTTATTTATTTTTTATATATTATATATTGCTTTTGAGTTTTTGATTGAAAAAATCATAAATTTTCTACCACCCACTCAGAATCCAAAAAAGGTTGACCTAATTCTAACTGCTGCAACACTTGTACCTGCTTATTCTGGCTAAACCCTTTATGTCTATGGGCTACTACGCAGAGCCTCATGACCCCCTGATCCCGCTCATCAGGCTGCTGGTTCAATGAAATCATAACATCAACATGAGCTATCTTCCTTATATCTTCTGCCGTATCTGTCTGATCCACTGTGCGTTTCTTAATAGACCCCCGGTTAGACTGGCTGGCCGTAACCACCAGCATATGTCTTTCCCCGGCCATGCCTTTTAACCTCTTCCAGGTAGCATCAATGTTGCCTCGCTCCGACAGGTTCCAGCTCTCCGGCGCCAAGATATCAGCATAGTCTACCACTACAACATCTGGCACAAACCCTTGCTCGTATTCCAATGCATCAATCTCTGCGGCCACATCCTTTACTGTAGCTGTATAGGCTGGGAAAACTACGACTTTTAGATTCCTTCCAAACATGGAGGAAAATGCTTTCAACCGCTTCTCTATATCCTTAGCTCTGAATCGTTTCTGTTTCACCTCAGTGTACCAGATTGCAGGCTTGAATCCTTCGCCTGTCTCACGGCAGACATCACAAATCTTATATTCCTTAACAGGCTCATACCTTTCGGGCAACTGATCCACACTTTCCGCCAAAGCCACTGACCCCGTCCTGTCCTTCTTCCTACACTTCCCAAGCTGATTCCTTAGACAATCAAACACAGGACACAAATATGTCCCGGAAGCATCAGCTATGCCTAACACTCTCTTATAAAACCGTCCTATAATAGTTTCCTTATTCATTTCCAATGAGACAAACAGAACCCGAAACTTGTTCGTCAATGCCTGCACAGCCACTTCCTGAAGCCACCAGGTCTTACCTCTTTTCATAGGCCCCATAAACCCTACCAACCAATCCCTCTTAAACTTCCCTATCATCTGACCCAAGGCTCCAGGAAAGGCAAACATTCCATCATCATCAGAACCTGCAAGAATCTCTCTTATAACCTCTGGAGCAAAAGGGTCAATAGCTTGATTCATCTCCTGAGAGATTTTACTATAAGACTGGACCTGATTTTCGACCTCTTCCACCTTGTTCTTCAGCAATAGAGCCTGACCTCTGCCGAACAACAACTCCAGGGACCTTTTCTTGAAGTACTGAACCGTTTGGTCAAGAAGATATTGATGATTAAAAACTTCTGTTCTCTCATACTCCTCCGATATAGAAGCGAGAAAGTTTTCTACCAGCTCTTGATCTGCTTCCTTCAAAGACCCCTTTTCTGCAGCATAAATTGTTTCTATCTGCTGAACTGGAGCCTCACCATACTTGTGAAAGTAACTTCTTACCCAGTTCATCACCTGGCGAGCATAAACAGCCTGAATGTAGTCAGGTTCATAGATACGGAACACTCCTTGACAATACCGAGTGGAAACAATAGCACCTGTGACTATCTTACGTTCAATATCTCCGGAGTCAACCTTCTGCACCATTCTAAGTCTGCCCATAGGCTTCTACTCCTCAGTAAATAGAATCTACATCATTATAAGCTCCATAATAATCATAGCCCAAATCAATTAGATAGGCAGGTAATCGATTCTCGTACGTCCTCTTGCTACACAACCACCCGGGACTCACCCTAGCCCAATTGCCTCTGATGTCTTTCTCCAAAGCCTCAAACAGCAACCGTACCATGTCGTCTGCCTTTGTGAGGTTGAAAGTCTTGTCTCCAGCCAAGCCTTTCTTTCTCCTGAACTCATCTAACATAACTGCCGCCTTGCGAAAAGCATTTTCCTCGTCCGGCCCTATCACCTCCTTCTTCATAATCTTTTTCCAATATTCACGTATCTTTTTCGTATAAGACGGAACCTGATCCTCAACCAGCCTTCCGTACTTAACCATAAGCTCCTCTCTATCATTAAGGCATTCGACGAACCAACTGTCCACAGGCAGTTTAATATGCTTCTTTTTTGCAAGGCTAACAGTGAAATCTGAATAGGTAAAAAACTCGTTCAACCCCACTCGCCATCCCAGACGTTTGGCTGCTGCGGCAGTCTGTACCTTAGTGTTGGTGTCCAATAGGTAAGCATAGTTGTCAATGGCTCGACGGATATCATGTTCACTAGCTCCGGAATTCATAGCCCAATTTATGGCTTCTAGAGCATCAAAACAGGTTTTACTCGTAGGCGAGTGTTTTATAAGAGGCGGGCTTTTTTGACACCAATAACGGAAGATTGACTTCACATCTTCATGGGGATAGGATTCAAGATAGTTTGTTTTTTCATCTGGCGATAAGGTTTTATTTATAACGCTTTCATTAAAATTTTCTATCATAGGTTTGTTATTACTAAAATTGTTTTCTATAAAACTATTAGAATGATCATTGTTTTGTTTAATAAAAGTATGCTTTACATTATTATTGAGTAAAAGAGAATTTGAATTACTTTCTTTCTTATTCCTTCTACGAAGTTTACGCTTGCGGTACTGGGACGCCTGTGGCGGACCAGATTTCGCGTTAGCGAAATCAAAATCTATTTCTCTATTTATAGAGAAATTATTATTATTATTATTATTATTATTATTATTATAGTTGTTGAAATTTTCAATATCTAGTTGTTGAAAATTTGAACAACTAGTTATTAACAACTTAAGTCTATGATGATCTATTTTGAAATACAATTTCGCTGGCAAACCTTTCCGTTCAATTTCAATCACTTTATGTTTACTGGAAAGCGTTTCAAGAGCTTTACGCTGATGGTAAGGATTCAATGTGGTGTCGTATTCTATATTTTGCTGGGTGTTGAAAAACCAACCATCATCCAACTCGCCCTTATCTTCAAAGTATTTCTCCTTACTTAACAAATCAGACAGCATGATGGTCTCGTGTATTCCTATGTAGCGCATCATAGCTTTATTCAGAACAAGATAAGAGTCCTTCATAAGGACGTTACGGTTTTCATTTCTTAGTCGAGCCTCATCTGCCTTATCATTCATGTATTATACTTCCTTTCAAAATAAAAACCCTTACTTGTGAAAGGCAGGAACCTTGGAGCAGGTGGAACTTTTTAGGTTCCAACATCTAGGGGAAACCAAGAGGCTCCCACCCTTCACAAGTAAGGGTTCATCAGGCTACTCCCCTAGATAACTGCCCCCTGTTTCTAACAACATTTAATATATTATATAAATATAAGCAAAGATGAAACAAAATTTTTCTTATAAGCTGTTTTTTATGCCTATTACTTACTAATAGATATAGTTTCTATTGGCTTTAATTAGATCTCACATCCAGGGATGAACCGAGTGACGAGGCAATTTATTTATTCATTAGCCAAAGCTTAATTTTTCTCAAACTTTTTTCATCCATATCACACGGATCTCCTTCGTCTAACAACCCTACTTCAGTCTTAATGAACCCAGCCAATTGGGCAGCTAGTCGCTTAGCCCTTTCCTCAGCATCACTATCAAGTAGCACTAGAGCTTCTCTTACTCCAGTTCTGACTAGCAACCTTACTTGCTCCTGAGTAAAAGCTTTGCCCAAAGTAGCTACTGCTCCATCACCTATCCTCCAAACATCTGTCACTCCTTCAACCACTACAACTTTATCAGTCACAGTGTCAATATTATATAGGGTTTGTCGTAAAGGAATAATGCTTTTGCTATCTGAACAGGCGAGATACTTTGGCTCCTGTCTCCCTGTGACGTCTCGGGCCACGAAACTTACCATTCGTCCTCCGAGAAACACCGGGGCAATTATTCGCAACCTATAACGACCGACCCCTAGACAGCCTTTTAGGAAGTACTTTTTTTCGAGAAATTCAGGATCAAATCCCCTGTCCTGAAGATACCTACGGTGGATTGGAGATAAACTGCCTGCTAATTCGGGCCAAATTCTGCCATAATCCCCTCGAAAATCAACGATCTCCTCCTGGCCTATACCTTTATATACCCCAGGAGAAAAACCCTGTAAAAACCGCCCTAAAATTAGCTCTGCCTTAGTCCAGGAGCACCCCTCAATTTGCCGGATCAGTTTCACAACCGGACCTTTCTCACCACAGATCCAGCAATGAAAGAAATTCGATTCTAAATTGACTCCACAATGCCAACTAGGATCATCGCCGCAGAAAGGACAGGGGATATTGACCCACCCACGGCTAACATTTTTACCTTCCGTGTGGTAGTCAATATCCCTATCTTCAAAGTAGGCTATCGGGTCAAACAGGTCTAGTGAGCTCATATCAATTACCTTTGCTCTTGTCCTTATTGTCCATCACAACAATAGCTCCCTTGTTCACCTCAACATAAGGATACTTGCCTGTGATAGTGAGGTTGGGTACATTGCTGTTGCTTAGATCTGTTACCAGATCAGTCAGGCTTTGGACCTGGCGATCTAGCTCATATAGCCATATACCCATTAGGACCACACACAATGTGATGAGAAGCAAAAGTAAGCTTTTGGCTGCCGATTTCACCTCTTCCTCCTTTTCAGCTTTTGAACATTCATATAGGATCTTCCCATTAATAGCCTCAGCATCTTTGCTTGGGATTCGTTGCCAGCTTCCTGAGCTGCTTCAATCATTCTGAGTAGCTGACGACCTGTTTTTCTAGATAAACTGTTAAAGCAAGGAGAACAAACAATTTCATCAACAGCCGCGCCTCTTTCCTCTTTGCCACAAAATACACAGGGCATAAGTCCACCTCCTTTCTATTTGATAGTTATGGTGTTAATAGCCTCAGGACACACCGTCAACGAGCCGACAGTAGGGACGGTAATCTCCCTGATTCGGATACCAGTACCTTTGTCAGCAAAGGAAATGTCAAATTGTTTACCTGTAGTGGTAGTGAATCTAATAGAGTCCAAGCCAGAAACATTAATCTCTAAAGGATCGTTCTCACCTTTGATCTTATCAAAATATATTATGTCAACTTTCATGACATTCCTCCCTCATCTGTCTTTTATAAATCACCCAAGTTGGCTATCGTCTTGATTTCATGTTTGAGCATGTTATAGCTGCATTAGTCATTCTTTCATTTCTTTTTTCGTGCATATTAAGATAAACGTACAATGACTTTTTCTTTACATCTTTCGCATTCTGCTAATAATTCTTTTTCTTCTTGAAAACTAAGAGCATGAACCAGATGTGGATATTTACATTTTGGGCAAATCCAACCATATTGTACAGGAAACGCCGTACAATAAAGCTGAGTAACCTTTTTAACCCGTTCTAAGTCTTGCCTTGTTGCCATTCTCCACCTCCTTTGATTAGATTCACAAATACACAATATACTCTCTCTTATCAGTTTTTATTCCAAATTTACTTTTGTCTCTTTAGCGTAACACTTAAAAGCTATTCCAAGAGCCACACTGCCATTCTTCTAAAATAGTCTACTCATTCGGGCCATCATATTGGCTCTACGGATTTGATTAAACACTTTGTGAGTTACATATTGAGCTACAAGATTATAGAACATCCAATAGGATAAGGTTTTTAGGCGCAGATCGTCTAACTTGATATCTGATGAAATTTCGACTTCCTCGTGTAGCGCTTCTTTTTCTTTCCCATTGAAACCTATGCCCTCTATGACTCGCTCATAGTCTACACTGGTAGTCACCTTGTCCAGCCAACTTCTCCACAGCTCGACCTGCTCTGAATACTTTTCCATACCCTGGCACAGTATCTGCTGTATTCGCTCAAGCTCCAATCCACGGGTATGTCGGTGTTTGTACCAAACAAAGGTTTTGCCCACCACTAATCCATTAGAGCAGACCAATCTGTAAGCCCCAAACCGTAATGAGAAGGACCACCCCAAGTCATAGCTATTCATTAGTTCTATAGTAGGATTCACTTTGTCTCCACCGCCTATGTCATATTCTGTCTGTGGGAAACGATAAGTAGCCCACAATCTAGCCCCGTCATCTAACAACCGGATATCAGGTTCCGGCTGACCAAATTCAGGGTTCTTAGCTATCGCTGTTTCTGCTATATCAAGAGCCTGCTCGTGTCGAATAAGGTTGTATCTCTTGGTTGCAACAGCAAAAACCTGCCCGTTATCAGCATTAACTATTGCTTTATGGCCAGGGCAGGTCTTGCGTCCCAACCGTCTCCAGTAAACTGGTCGTTCTTCTACTTTTGGGAAATTCATTTTCTTTCCTCCTTTCTAAACCTCCTTACTACTTGTCTAGCAATCTTTGTTACATGACTTATAGGATAAAAATGACAAGGGCAATGCTTTTTGCTTTCCTCAATAGGAATCAAAGGAAACAATGTCCTGCAGAGTTCACAACCAGGAGAATGTATAAAAGGACATCGTAATTCTTTCCCGAGATCGTCATACTTTAACCACCGCTTAATAGCTTTGATATGGTCTGAAGTGATCACATCTTTTATATCATTCATTTTGTCTCACCTCCTTTCCTTTCACAATTTTCTTGGCTGTTTCCATTACGTGGCTAAAAGGATAAAGGTGACAAGGGCAAAAGCGTTTGCCATCCTCCTTGACAATTAAAGGAAACAGAGCCTCACACAACGCGCAATTTGGTGGATCAGACAGAGCCGTAAAAGGACACAGTAACTCCTTTTCAAAATCGCCTTCCTCTAACCATTGCTTAATGGCTTCAATATGCTGAGGCGTAATAAGACCTTCCATGACCTTCTCCTCCTTCATAATTATTATAACCTATTTTTCAAGAAAATGCTCAAGAAGCATCATTAACATTGTTTGCTCTTCCACCTCCTCTCCATCCAATAATAAAGTCAGAATCTCACGTTTCTTGTCCAGCAACTCAGCAATTTGTTCCTCAACAGTTCCACTAGCAATTAGGTACCATGCAGTAACAGAATCCTTTTGGCCAATTCTATGCACTCGATCCTCTGCCTGATCGTGATCCCCGGGTGTCCAGCCTAGCTCTACAAACAACACATCACTAGCAGCAGTAAGGGTTATCCCCACGCCAGCAGCCTTTATGTTACCGACGAATAGTCTGATCTTGTCGTTTTGTTGAAATTTGTCTATGGCTGCTTGCTTTGTCTTAGCACTGTCTCGACCGTCTAACTTGACCGCTACACCTTTGAACTCTTCCTTCAATCTGTCTATTACCTCATGATGGGTAGCAAAAACAACTAACTTACTTCCACTGTCTAGGAAATTTTGGATCCACTCTATTACCCCAGTCATCTTACCTTTAGCTGCCAACTGTTTCAAGTACTCTATCTTGGCGAGAGCCTTTGCTGAAAGTGTCCTCTCACCGAGCACTCTATCTTTGTTACTCCGCAGCCAACCAGCGAAGTCCTCCTCTGCCCATTGGTAATCAGATAAATTGTCAATTTCCGTGGGTACTACAACTCTTCTTTTAGCAGGTAAGTCCTTGAGGACTTCCTTCTTGATTCTACGGATCATGACTGTACGAGTAAGTTTCTTATGCAGCTCTTCAGTATTAGTAGCGCCAGTAAAATCCCACCCATAACCATTATGGACCGCCCCACAATATCTTTGAGCGTACTGCCAAAAGCTAGGCCAAAGGTCTGGTCTTAGAAGGTTGAGACAGTTGAAAAACTCCACAGGTCTGTTAACTATGGGGGTTCCACTGAGAGCTAATATGTGTTTACACTTTTTACCCAGCTTAAGGGCAGCCTTTGTGCGGGCTGTCCCCTTGTTCTTTAAGAAGTGAACTTCATCAAATACTATAGCCTTGACTTTTAGTTCAACTAAAGCATCAACCCAATTGGACAGAATATCGTAGTTGATTATTAATAAGTCAGCAGATACAGGATAAGGCTTCTTGCCTTGGAGTATCTCTACGCTTGGGTCTGGGAGCCACATGCGGACCTCCTTTTCCCAATTCAGCTTCAGAGAAGCCGGGCACACAATTACTGCTGGTCTCAGCTCAGGATGCAACTGTAACCAGGCTAGGGCTTGGGCTGTCTTACCCAGACCCATCTCATCTCCTATCACAACTCTTCCTTCGTGGGCTTCTATAAAAGCCACACCTGCTTTCTGAAAAGGAAAGAGTTCCATTTTCAGTCCAGGAATCTCTATAACAGCATTGGCATCAACCGGTGTTGTGGCTTTCTGATACCATTCTTCTAACTTGGGCATGAATTCAAAGCCCCACTCCTTCAACTTGTCCGCATTGTCGAGGGAGGTCATACAGGTCCATGTTCGGCTATCAGGATTCCACCGCCTGGCGGTTAGGGTTTTCACTTTGTCCAGAATGTCTGGAAAACGAGGATCTCCTTTCGGGAATCTGAACTTGATTTGTATAAGCCTTCCACCATCAGCAAAACCAGCCTTCATTTCCGATTTCACAGGATCAGCGGGTTTCGTAGCCCCTTTGATGATAGGTAAGGGCTTGATGGGTAAGGTCTCTAATTGCCCTTTGTACTTCTTCAGTATAGTCCTACAGGTCTCAATTTGTTTTCTGGTAAGATATTGCCTTTGCTGGTAGAACTGGGCCATATTGGTCAATATCGGAGCGTCAACAGCATTAAAGCCCATACCATTCAAGTGGTGAGTGCTATGACTATTCTGCTCATCGTGGGTCTGGCAATTGTAAAGAGCCATCAGGGCTCCCACTACATAACCATCATCCTTCTCCATTAGCTCTATAATGCCTGGTCGCCTTTTGGCTTTGTCAGGTCTCATAGTATACCCTCCTTTATAAATAGTCTCTTACAAATCCCTTTATCTCGTTTACGGCTTTATAAGCTTTCAAAGGATTCCTCCACTTCTTAGCTAAGTGACGCTCTATTCTGCTGGCTGACGGCCTCTTACGTTTGGGGCTACCAGCTATGGTCTCGATCACCTCCATAGGACTGTTAATTACGATACGGATAACCCTTCTGGCTTCTTCTGACAAGTTATAATAGGCTTGCCTGCGCGCCAGAAGGGTTTCCTGATCTATCCCTTCATCCACAATCTCGCAGGACCATATATCTACATAATTCTCAGTAGATGCAGCATTAACAGCCGCAAGATAGTCTTGTTCATTTATTGTTCTCATCTCCTTTAGTCCTCCTCCTTACCTAATAAAACTGCCGTTGCGCCTACTAAGGCAGTTCCGAAAAGATTGACCCAAGGGAACCACTGACCTTCATTCATAACCAGGATAAGACCAAGCACGAACATGGCTACTGCTAATATATCCTTCATTGTTTATCCTCCACTCCTTATGATGTCTTTGAAGCCAGTACCTCATCCTCAAACCTTTGAGGAGAGATAAGTCGACACTTCCCGCAGACAGGAAGATTTATTTCTAAAATACCACGCTTGTAGGTTAACTGATATGTTGCGGTATCCTTCCTACAAATTCCACAAAGAAAACTTAATGGTTCAAAAGTTTTCCATGCTAAAGGCTTCGTAGTTATGGTACTTATAGGTTCCATATCATCCTCTCCTTATTACTTTAAAATCGTCCGCCGCAAAATGGACACTTTAGATAAAGGCCTAGAGCATTCAGTCCAGATTCAAATTCTACCACTGCCTCGCAGTCCTCACACCATGCCTCTTTGTCAGGATCAATAAGGGCGTCCCTCTCTTTCTTTGTACAGGCAAAAGGGACGTACTCATATGTCCCGATCCGTTTCCAATATTTGACAGTACGGTTCATGCTTCTTCCTCCTTCCCTACACATTTAGATCATGTTTATTTAGAAACTCTTCCACCTGTTCGTCTGTCCAGGTGGACGGACTCCCAAAGTCCACAACCCATCCCTTCTTGAACATCTCATCTACGTAGATGGACACCCTTTTCCTCATGTCAAAAAGTCCGTTTATGGTGGGCTCTTCCTTGAGAGCCTTTACATAAGCCGCCTTCGCATCTTTAATATATCCCATTAGCTTCACCTCCTTTCCTTCTAAAATTCAACACCAAATATTTCACAATACTGCTCCTGTAACTTATAGAAGCTGCATGTGTTGCAATCGTCTTGACACAGGAGACAGTATGCCTCTTGTTGTTCGGCCCACTTGTCCATCAGGTAAAAGTAGTCCCTGATGGACTTTTGGACCCTGTGCTGCCAATGCTTTATTTGACGTTCTGTTAAGAGCTCCATTCTCTCGCCTCCTTTCTCTGCCGGGTTGCCTCATCAGTAGACAGGTTCCCGTCCTGTCCAGACTCCCGAGAGCTTATGCCCCCGGGAGTTTCGGCTTTTTAGATCATGCTGCCATAGCAATCACCTCTCTCTTACCAAGTAAGTTGGCGGAGCCCTTTTACCCTGATCCACATCTCGTTGATTTCTGGTGTCGTAGACCAGGGATCAACATTGAGGAGATGTTGTAAAGCTTTCTGTGGAGTGTCAAACGTACCAAGCGACACCCCTGAACCTCCTACATCATTTATTATTCCTTCTACATAAAATATTGTCATGATCTCCTCCCCCCTTTCTAATCGGCTTAAAGGTTATCCGTCCCCAAGGATCGCTGAAGGTTTTAATATGGTCTGATAACTCCTTCTTGAGATCCTTATTCACAGCAGTCATGTTTGGTCTCATATATTTCGGCACCTGCTCCAGCCTGTTATTGTTCCAGAGATAGTAGAAGAGATCTCCAGCATCAAGCTCTGTTCTGGTATAGGTGCCAAAGTCTGCTACAAACCTATGACCTTGAAGAACTCCCACCTCCTTTATTATGGCCATTTTCTTGAGTTCGTCTTTGAGCTGCCTTAGTTCTTCTTGTAACTCCTTAATCATGAGATCGAGCTCAGCAGCTCGATCAACCTTTTGTTTGTAACCATTACCCTTAGCCATGTTAGTCCTCCTTTCTAACTAATTTCAGTTAACCTTATGTTATCCTTAAGGGCCACTTCTATCATATCCAAGAGTTCTTTCACAGAAGAGAATGTCCCGCCCCAAAACTCACATTGGGCCTCATGCTTCCATAGTTGGATGGCGTTACTCATAAGACTTGTAGAGTTGTGCCTGGGAGGTGACTGAAGCAGTCCTTCTTTCTTCTCAGCTATGAGCTCCTTCAGTGCTTGTTTGAGAGCCTCGAGCCAGTTGCTGTTCTCATTACAACAATAACGTATGACCTCATTAATTTCAGATGCTGCTTTATAGCTCTCCTGTTTCTTGACCAGTGATTCGGATAACCAATCCAATGTATTGACTGGATCAGATTGGCACCTACTAACGAACTCTTCTTTAGCTTCCTCATAGGCTTTCTTCATCTTGTCGGGCCAGGACAAGATCTTCTGTTCCCAGAACTCAATGGAACTAACGAGATCTCTCCGTTCCAACTCTATTGAGAGGTTGACCAGCTCCGGATGATGAGACTTCGTTAAATGCTTCTCAACCGCATTCTTGTGTTTATAGGCTTTGCCGCAGAGGAGGCAGAAGAATCCTTCCTCCCCTTCCGTTGTGTTAGCCTCTATTGCCTTCTTGAAAAACTTGTCTATCATCTCTTTGTCCTCCTTTATTAGAATTAACAATCTAGGCTGCCTCATCAGTGGCTAGGCGCCTACCCTAACTAGACGTCCGGGCAGTATAGCCCGGGCGTTTCGGCTTCTAGTCTTGGTCCCTCACCTTCTTTCTAATAAACCTTGTAACTGCGACGAATTGTCTTCCTCTTTTCTAATTCTTAGTTTAAAGTTCATAACCATAGGCTAATACTCTCTCATAACCTTGAACTTTCTTCCCAATCAATGATCGAACCCCGCCTTTTGGTCCGATCATCAGGAGTCTTCTTTTTCTTCCAAAAACAGATGCTAAAGTTCCTTCATCTCCTTTCATTCCTACAATTGTTGTAAGGAAAACATGATCGCATCCATCTATAACTTCAGTATGAAATTTCTTATATTCATATTCAGACCCATGCCCGTCCTGTTTCAATATATCTTGATACAACCTTTCTATAACATTCTTTTGCTTTCGTGTCATCATTTCAATCCTCCTTTCTTTAGGTTAAAGTCAACCCCCTCACTACTGCCCACTGTCTACCACCGATGGGCAGTGTCAAGGAATTGACCATCTAGCCCTTAGGTCTCACCGGCTGTCTCGGAACCTTCTGCAACGCCAGCTCCTGCCCAACCTCTGGAAGATCCTAGCCTTAAACTTGTCTCACCTCCCTCCTGCTACACCTTCCATCCGGCTTCCCTGTCCGGCTCCCTTTCCTAATTTTCAATGAGCTAATTAAATTTTGTCCTGGATTATATTATATAAAGTGAGAAAAATAAAATTGCATAAAACCCAAATATAGGTGATCAGAGCAGTTTATGAGGCAAAAAGGAAGGAAAAGCTATTATTTTTATAGCTTTTCTTAGATTTTCTTTGATTTTTAGTATGAAAGGGCTTAACTATTTGAAATGATTGAAAAATTTGACAGGCAGCTAACTATTTGAAATTTTTACGAAAAACAAAAAAATTGAAAAAATTTAAAAATTTTTAGGCTAGGATACAAAAAAATTCACTCTGGCACCCTAAACTATTGGAATCATTAAATTTATCTCCTAAAAATTCTCCTGGCTATAACCTACTGAAATCACTAATCAATTTTTACATACAAGATCCCACGTTTCATTCCTGGCTTCTGTACTCGGACACATGGGATCCCGCCTTTTCCAGCCAACCATTTAAGTGCCCATATCCGTATAGTCTGCTTGCTTACGCCTAACCTTCTAGAGGCCTCGGACACCTTAACCCATAAACCTTCTGTGGGAATCTTATTAACAACCCATATCTTATACTGCTTGCGATAATGCCTGTAGCTAAACATCCTTGTTATCTCCTTCGGTAGTTCGCTTTTATACTTTTATTATAACCCACTATTGCTCTACTTATGCTTTTTGGCTAGATAAAGTACTGTCTTATAGAGCCATTTTAAGCTGGCCTTCTGTGCCGACGTTAAGTTGAAGAATGCGTTATCTATGTGCTTATCAAGCTTGGAGTAATCCATGTTTTTGGTCATCTGCTCGAAGTCATACTTGAGATTGCGAAGATCAGCCGCTTTACCTTTTTCCTCGGCTTGTTTTGCGGCCATCTCTTCTGCTGTCAACAATCGGATCTTGCCGTCTTCTATTGTGAGCCTTTTCCTGTCCTTATAGGTCATCTTGACTAGTTGGCTTCCCGGGACTTCTATGGCATGCAGAATAAAGGCTCCGTTCTTGTGCTCGACCCATATCTTATCTAGGTCCGCTAGGTCAACGACCTTAGAACCGTCCCACCTGAGCCGTTCAAGACCGATGCCGCGAGGGAGGCGACCGATCTCGGTGTCTCCTCGTTCTGTTATGTGGACTATTATGTCTTTGTTGACTATTGCTTTCATTCTTATGCTTTTAACTTCAGTCTTGCTGTTTTGAACATTTGGGGGATTTTCTTCTTTATCGGCGTAATCTTCTTAGGGCTGCCGTCACTATCGTAGTGCGGGATAAAGCGCCAGTCATCAACCCGTTTTCCATTCACTTTCTTTGGCAGTCCGACAGTTATAGGCTGCTCAGGCCAGGGTGGGCTTGAACTCTCATCAATTCGGTAATGTTCTCTTATTACCTGTAAAAAGTCCTTGTCGTGCTCATCATCTGGTCGTTCACATTCATTCAATATTGCTTTTACTTCTTCTAATGGTGGATTAATTACGATTATTTCGTGTTTTTCTTGGTCATAATTGCCAAACGGGTGTGGCACAAGAATTGGTTTACCTCCATTTCCAAAACAAGGATGGTCAGGAGCTTGCCACATAGACAAAACGTCACCAGATTGTTTATCTTTCATCAGAAAAATCCAATGAACTTCACCTGACGAGGTTATATAGCGTTGTTGAGCGTACACGGTGACGTAATCAACATTATAATCTGCATCTTTACTCAATGTAATATAGTTCCCATATCCAGAATCATAAGAAGAGCTGATGAGCCCCTCATTGTTCCTTATCCAACCGTTATTATAATCATTTCTGCCCAATATCGAACCAACATAAACGTATTGAGAACTAGTACTATTAGTAAATCTGATTTGCGGATAGAATCCGTACTGTCCTCCAGGCAAAGTAAATATTTGAGTATTGGATGAACCGGTTAAAGACACGCTTCCCACGCTTGTTTTAAGCTGTGCTTGACCGACGGAACTATTATTCGGTATGCCAACATTAGCTAATACTTGGTCAATTCCTTTTAAATGAGCTGAGAGATCATCATCGTCGTCTGCTTCTGCTATAGCGCTATCGGGGCTATAGCTGGATGGATCGAAATCTATGTCTACCTTATCTCCGTCAAGGTAACTCCCGTCTGTAAAATCTTGGCCGTAAGGCTTATCATTCGCCAAATCCCAAACATTAAGCCAAGCATTGTTAGCTTCGTTTCTCATTTTGAGAATATGATTGGCTGTATCAACCCAAAACATGCCTGGCACAGGATTTGCAGGAGCGCTGCTTCCTGAAAAACTGCTTTTCAAGCAAGCAAAGTTATTCTCTATATTCTGAAGATCCGTCTGTCCAACATGCCCTGGGTCGAAAACGTCATCAGTCCAATTTTGTGCCATTTTCCCTACCTCCTACTGGCAAAACTTCAGTGTGAAGTGCTCAACGAGAGCATTCACGGCTTCACTTGGGTCAGTAATTTGAATCTCTACCTGAAAATACCTACCTGTTACAATTGCGTAGAGAATCTCCATCCTTTCGACCTCGTTTGTCGGCGGGCTCGTGTCTCCATACTTAAGTTTTATTCTGACTTGTGGACCTGCTGAGAGCTCGAATATCTCGACCCAGGTCCTTGAGTCGATGCTTATCGAGTTCCACGTATTCGGATCTGGAATCACGTCATCCCAGGTGGTTCCTACTCCAGAGACTACGATGTCGGCCAACACATATACTAAGTATCTGTCCGATGCTCCCAGGTCGAATATCGGAGACAGATAAGTACCAGTTAAGTCCCCTCCACTGTGAGAACACTTGAGATAATACTCGCTGTTGTACGTTGTTTGCTCTGTATTATCGTGAGTGCCCCCGCTGTAGTCATCTGTCTCCGTGTGTTGCACAGTCCATCCATCGGGTGGATCAACCAAGGACACCGCAGTAACTTGAGGCGTGTCACCATAGATGCCGTTCGCCCCAAGCGTGTTGACGGCAAAGTAATGCTGTCCGGGCTTCACGCCTTGAAGTGATAGGTTTGGGCTGCGAAGAGCTGAAAGAAAGGTTCCTCCTGCCCATGAGGACCCAAGTCTGAACTCGTACAGTTCAATGTCAGGATTGTTTATACGATTGGAATAAACATTGACGGCGGAGCCTGAAACTATAACGTTCAACGATCCAAGAGAAGGCGGTGCTGTAGAGCTGACCCCTGTAACTATGCGACTTAACTTAGTGCAAGTATCAAGGTTTTCCTTTGCCCCCCAGATGTTGACTGTCCGTAGCTTCACATAGTACGTTCTGCCTTCCTCAACGTTTGGAATCTCAAAGTCCTCAGCAGCATTAAACTGGTGGACGTAGGAACTATCGTCATAGCTAATCCAGACTTCAACATGGCTAAACCAGGGGTAGTTGGTTGGAGGATCAAAGGTCACGTTAAGTTTGACCATTGTACGGAGTCTATAGTCATAAGTCTCCTCGCTTATTGATGCATTGCCAACACTAGGAACGTCTCCACTAGGATCAGGTAAGGTTGTAGAATAAGTTGCCTCTGTGTTGATGTTGTAGACATCGTCATAAAGATCTGTTGATTCATACTCCAAGACAAGATCGATCAGCCCGCTATTCTGATAAGTTGCCTCCACAACCCTCATTAACTGGTCGCTTATCGAAAGAGCAGATGTGTCCAAGGTGACAACATCTCCTTCTTCAAGCTGTACGCACTGATCCCTAGCAGTAAGCCTGACTCTTCGATCTAATTGCCACCTTTCAAGCCAATAGGTCCCTAGTGTTGCTGCCTGCTGCCTGTCCGTACAGCCTGACAACTCTAGGTCTCTCACTGCTCCCTCAGTATCCCCAATCATTACATAATCAGTCGTGTACTCCTTGTCGGATCTGACGTAAGCGACCCTCACTATGTCGGGCTTCTGTAGCATCCTTGGCTGCTCTACTGATATAACTGCTTTTCCGGATGAATCCTGTAAGATCATTGAATCGTCTATGGTCAGGGCTGAGCTTTCATAGTTGAGATCAGAATAATGGAGATAAAATTTCCCGTCCCACCACCTTAGTCTGCCTCGAAAATGCATTAATATGTCTTCGATCCAGTCAAGGGCCGCCTTGCTGTCATCAATAGCCATGTTGAGTGACCAACCTTTTGTGTCACAGTAATTAGCTGCTGCCTCCCATGTCCCTCCTGCTGCTGTGTCAAATCTGCTGGATTCAAGCCCTAGGCCATACCTAGTGTTAGTCATAAAGTCGTATAGACAGAGAACCGGGTTATCTGACCAAGCTGTTGTGTCACTACGGAAGTCATAGACCTTTTTGCCTTTAAGCAAGACAGTTCTTTCTGGTAGAGACTGGAACTTATCCTGATCATATATGAGCTTCCATACTATATAAGCCGTATATCTGTAGTTGTCTGTCCATCTTGGATCAACTGCATTTAAGTTTGTGTCGTAGGTCTGTGTTGCTGTCCCGCTATGGAACCAGTACGATACATTGCTTCCGTAATCTGATACATCTTTGTCACCTAACTTAATGTCTGAAATTGAATCACATTCTCCCTCAGCTAATGTCTGCACAACCCATAGCTCTTTGTTATCGTCACCTGTCACATTCCGGTAAACGTCATTCCCGCCTACCCTGAGCTGACCATATATGACCTTGAGAGGAGCATCTGTCGATAAGGAGTTAAGCTTGATCCCTCTCAGCCCTTCTTGTTGACTTTTGAGATCTCGGCGCGAGGGCTTCGAAGGCGCAAGGACCTCATTAATGATCCTGCTGACAACAATTGAAATGACAGCTTTGGCTAGAAATGCACCTAGTCCTGCTACTGCTCCCATCTATAAACCCTCTTCAAAGTAAAGTCTGAAATTCTTAGCTTCCTCACGCCTTCATCTTCAACAACCGTCAAGAATTGTCCATTTCCTGCATTTATGCCTATGGCAAACTTGTCGTCATCGTCTGTGCAAACTATGATGTCTCCGGGGAGGCTCCGTCTTCGGTCAATTTCCTTAAATGTTGAGGCCAAGAACCTCACAAACTTTTTCTTAGCCTTTATAGGCTCTTCTTTCCACAATTTCGGATAGTCGTTTATAGTGATACCATCGAACTCCTCTGGGACCTCACCACCCAAGTCTCTCGTGAAATTCAAAACTAAAGAAAGACAGTCTAGTCCTTCTTTTGGGTCAAAAGAACCGAGCTTGTAAGGTACTCCAACATATTTCTTTGTGATCTCAACCAATCTCATCTTCTTGTTCTGCCCCACCATAACTCTTTGTCAACAATGCTTGGCAGCCACCTGTTGCCACCAAAGTTAGCAGTATTTCCCAATGCTTTACATCTTGCATAACTCCGGTCACACCAGGTAGCTGAACCTGTGTAACCGCATTCTGTTCCCTTAAACTTTTTCCACCGACACGATGAAGGGTGAAGCATGATCGTCTTCTGAGTCCACCTGTTCAAGATAGACGTAATGTCAATAGAGACCTGTGTTTCATCTAGTTGCCATGAGTCGATAATCCCCTCGAAAATCTTGACTGTTGCTGGGCCGAGGACGCTACCATTGGCATCTACAACTATGAGGTCCAGATCAACATTAGACCCTTGGACGGTGCTTCCCACAAAAATGGCTGTAAAGGTTGAGTCCAGGTTGTCAATCTTAATCCTTGCACGATTGACAATAGTCCCTGCACTGTAAGTAATCGGATCAAAAGTAAACGGCCTTGGGCCATAGGTATTCCCATCGTAGGCAATTGGCACATCGCAATCAGTGTACCTGTAATGAGTACTTTCAATCTCCATATCGAGCAAGTAGAATGGCCGTAGCTCATTTGCTTCAAGTTGTGCAAGTATGGTTGAATTGATGCTACGCATTCAATAACCCCCTCAGTTCCAGTCCTATCCTTTTTGCTGAATAGATAAAGTGCTCAAATTCTGCTATGTCCTTTGCAAATCTACACCTAACTTTTAGGTAACCAGTGAAATCAAACGTAATCCTTTGGCCTGATGACGGTGCAGATGCGAACTCGCATTTATCCGCCCCATCAGTTCCGCCGCCACTGGTAAAAGTCCAGTTGGTCCCTTCTGTCTGTGCAACACCGTCAACATAAAGGGTTCGGGAAGCAGCATTTTTTGACGGCAGGTTAAACACAGTTGTAGACCCGTCCCCGGTTCCTACATATTCACCGGTGTACGTCTCTGCCGATTTTCCTATCGAGTCATAAAACAGATTGAAAGCTTCATAGCTTCCTTTTCTTGCTACATAAAAATCCCACAAGGTCTGGGCTTGCGAAATAGTAAGGCCAGGGTATTTTAGGACAATATCCCGCTTAGGATAAAGCCACTTCTGTTTTCTTTGCTCCTCCCCAAGCTCGTCAAAGCTAGAGATGATTGTCTTCCACCTTATTTTCTCAATTATCGGGTATCCTGGAACTATTGATGGAAAAGCCGCCACTATGTCACCTCCCTGATAACATTGCGCAGATGACCACCATCACTCAGGTGCTCTGATACTGATTCGATGATGA